CAGTGGTAATAGCAACCCAATCATTCTTGTCCAATACAGCCCCTCAAGTTCAACCCAATCCGTCATTGCTAATGTCCATTACTGGTATAGACAATCAGTTTGCTAATCCAACAAGTATTATTTACGCTATTACCCCATCAGTCGGTATAGGGCAATTGATACGAGAACAGCCACCGGAGTTTAATTACAATCGCCTTTTGAGAGGAACTTACAATAAAATCCGTCTTCAATTGCTGGGCAGTGGAACATTACAACCGGTCGCTATTGCTGACCCAAATGTAGTATTTGTCTTTGTTATAAAGGACGAGGATAGTATTTAGGGAGCGCCACAATAGAATTATTGTATGGAGCGTTTTTTCATATATTTTATTATATATCTTAATTATATAATGAACGGAAGCGATATTAGTGAGCAATTCTTGAACAAGTTGTATGAGGATTTAAGCAAAGAGCAGATGCGACTGATGACTGATTTGAAGTCCAGTAGTAATATTGATGGCGACAAGGAGAGGGATATTACAAAGCAATTCACCTTTTTAAATACCTTAATGACGACAGCCTTGAGATATAGGAATTTAAAGCGAAAGATTGTATCAAAAATTAATCTATAGTGATAGTATAATGCCTATATTTAGACCGCATACAATGAGAGGTAAAGTAATAACGGACAAGGGTTCTTCAAAAATGAGTGGAGGAGCAATCCTTTTAGGAAATGTTGGAAGTGGTTCGGCGAGTTCTTGGTCATCAATGGACGAGTATTTGAAAGATGTTGGACACAAGCGTCCTTCAAGGGCGGTAGTTGGAAGTGGTTTAGGAGGAGAGTTGGAAAGAAAACTTCAAAAGTTAAGTGTTCAAGGAAAGAAAAAACCCAAGAATATAACTTTGGATATGTAAAAAGTTTAGCAATAAAGCAAAAGTTCTATTTTTATTATCTATTTGAATAATATAAATGGCTGATACACTTGTCTATGACCTTGCTTCTATGACCGAAGGGTCGCCCAATGTTTTTGTTAAGAAAGATTGGCTCAATATTTTGGACAACCAAAATGGGCAATACAGAGGAAACCAGTCTGTGATTGATACTTCCCAGTTGTCTAATAGTAACAAATATATGAATTACCGAGAAGCATACTTGGCTGTTCCTTTGGTTTTAACTGGTAGTGGTGCTGCTCTTGGTGATACTTCTGCTGCCGCCACTTCTGCTGACTATTCTATTGGTCTTAAAAATTGGTATGGTAGTCTTATCCACTCGCTTACCCTTGATTTCAACGGAACTACCATTATTCAGCAAACTCCCTTTTGCTCTTTGTGGAATATTTTCAAACTGATGACTTCCCTTTCAACCAGCGATGTGCTTACTTTAGGTCCTACCATTGGTTTTTTTCCGGACGACGCTTTGGGTTACACTTTCAACACTACTCTTGGAAACGATGGTTTAGGAACTTCTTACACCAATAACTCTGTTACTGCTCCTACTCTTACCATTTTGAACTCTTACGGAAATGGTAATGTTGGTTTGTTAAAGCGTCAGCAATATATTAACTACGATAGTGCTGGTCTTACTGGTGCTATTAATGCCGACGGTCTCACCAGTCCAGCAGCATTTAGTGCTTTATTAACAAGACCTTTAGCCAATTCTTTTTTCAAAAATCAAGTTTTTACTCAAGCTGCTGCTATTCTTCAAATCCAAATTATGGCGATTATTCAGTTAAAACATCTCCACTCTTTTTTCAACAATGTTCCTCTACTTAAGGGTGTCTTTATGAAGGCGACTTTGAATTTAAATCAATCTACCGTATCTGTTGCTTTAGACGCCAATAAACTGATGACCCCTACGATTGTCGCAAATCCTCTTGGTGGTGTTTCGCCCATTATGATTGCTTCTACGAGAGCTGGAAGTGGTGGTGCGAACTTGATTGCTTCTCAAACTTTGACTGTTAATTTGTCTGTTGGTAATGTTGCTTCAAACGCTCCGGCTGGTTCCGGTCCTTCCGGTCTTGCTACTGGTATTGTATTGTATGTCCCAGCATATACTTTCAATCCAGTCTATGAGCAAGCGTATTTGTCTTCTCCGGTTAAAAGAATTGTCTATACCGACATCTACCAGTATCAAGTGACTGGAGTTGCTGCGAACCAAAATTTCAACAATTTGATTACCAACGGCATTGCTGGTATTAAGAGTATTCTCATTTTGCCCATTTACACAACTGCTGCGAACGCTGCTGTAAATCCTTTAGCAAGTCCTTTTGATGCTGCTGGTTGCGGTCCTACATCTCCCCTTGCTGCCTTGACGAATTTCAATGTGGTGGTAAGTGGGCAGAATATGCTTTACAACACACAGAGATACGGCTATGAGCAGTTCATTCACAACACCTATGGTTGTAATGCCGTAAATGGGGGTTTAACAGACGGTATTACCAGTGGTCTTTTTGGTCAGCTTGATTGGGAGACCGGCTATTCCTATTACTATGTAAATTGTGCGAGAATGTTGCCGGTAGAGGAAAGTGTTCCTAAATCCGTATCCATTATTGGACAGAATATATCAGCAAAGGCATTTGACTTCTATATCTTCATTGAGTATCAAGTTGAAATCTCGGTTGATGTCCTAACTGGCGCAAGAGTTTAAACGCCATACAATAGAATTATTGTGGGGTAATAGAATAAATTAATTTTATAAGGGTTCTTATAAAAGTAATAGGGCAGTCATTCTTTAGGAATGTGCTTTAACTCGTAAATTAAAATGTTTGGTGATATTATAGATGAAAGCAATTCACATCAACGCAAGTGAGAAGCAGAAGAGTAGGTTAAGAAACGGACACCCAGTTCGTTGCTCGCCTTGTGCCGAAGGAGCTGGTGTTCAACTTCTAATTCACCCAGAGCGATTTGATAAAGTCGCAAGAGTATTTAGGCAAGGTAAGGGAACAACAATTGCTCTTGATGGAGCAGAGATGGAAGCCAATAGAGAAGTTGAGGGAAGTGGTATTTTTGGAAAGAAGTTTGACCGCTTTGTTAAGAAGACAATTGGTAAGAAGAACACCAAAGCGCTTTACTCCGGTTTAGAGAAAGTTGCTAAACCCATAGTGAATACTGCTATTGATACTGCTGGCGCAGCGGCAACGGCATATGCTCCTTCAGCAGCACCGGCAATTGAGGCAGCGAAAAGGGCAGCGAAAGGTTATATTGCTCGTCCTACGGCATACCAAAAAGACCCAGCTAAAGAGTTGAGAAAAGATGTTAATCCGGAGGGTATGGCGAGGGACTATGCTCAAGGCAAGGTTGATGCTTATATGAAGGGCGAGGGTATTTTTGATATGGTTAAGAAAGCAGCGAAGTCAAAGATGGGTAAGAGCCTTATTAAGAAGGGAGTAAGTATGGCGGCGAAAGAGGCAGTCAAGAGGGGTGCTCCAAGTGAATTGGTAAATCCATTGGCGTCAATGGGAACAAAGGCACTTACTGGTGGTCGTATAATGGGTGGTCGTATGTATATGGAACGCTCAATGGTGGGCAGAGGTTCTGTAAGTGCTTTTATGCCTCCGGCAATGGTTTCGCAACCTTATAGTGCTAATTTCGCAATGAATACTCAATTGCCTCCGGATATGGTTAGAGGAGGAGTTTCCTTTGGAGGCGGTTTAGGAGCTGGTAGTTATAGAGGGCAAGGATTGTATCTTTAGGTAAAAATTAGAAAAATTTAATCTCGCCATTAATTATATGTCCGCTATATTAAGTAATAGTCAAATAGAACTGCTTGCTGAAAAGATGGGAGTGCCTTTAGCGTTTTGTGGGTTTAAGGATATGTTGCCGAAGAAATTGGAGTTCAACAAGACCTATGTAATCAATATGGAAGACGCTTACGATGGCGATGGTAATCCAAACGAAGGTTCTCACTGGACAGCCTTCCAAGTGAATAAATATCCAAACGGCAATATAGCGTCAATGTATTTTGATAGTTATGGTCAAGCGCCACCGGAGATTGTAAAAACAAAGATAAAGGGACTTTCAAAGCAAGCTGGAGTTCCATATAACACAAAGGATATTCAAAGTATGATGGCTGATGTTTGTGGTTGGTATTGTCTTGCTTGGGCTCATTTTATAAATAAATCCCCTTATAAGTGTGGCGATATTCATCAAGATACAGACAACTTTTTGTCGCTATTTGATGACCTCAATAAGAGTGTTGATTGGAAGCGGAATGAATATTTCCTTCGCCAATTCTTTAGAGCGCCAAATCAAGGAGGAAGCGAAGCAGACAAGGTATGGGCTGATACAAAGATGCCGACAGATGAGAATATGTTTTGTGTTGGTGAAGCGAAGGTCAAACAATAGGGCGGTAATAGTAATAATTAATTTTGTAAGGGTTCTTACAAAAGTAATAGGGCAATGTTTAGTTGAGTTTGATGTAGGTGTCCGCCATTGACGCCGATGAACCCATATCCGTCATATCGTTGGTAAGTGCTTTGCTTTCTTCGCTATGCTTCTTATACTTGGTAGTGAGGTAAGAGTGGCGAAGGGCATTAATAGCAATCTTGCGTCCATCAAAGATGCGGTTGATGCGTTGGTTGAGTTTAACACTGGTAAGCGGATTGCTGTTCGTATCAAAAAGCAAGTAGTCGGTAGGATTGACTTTAATCCATTTCTTCAAAATCGCCATCAAAGGTTTAGGGACGGCAACTTCTTGGCGACCATATGTTTTAGAAGTCTTGTAAGAGTTGAATACCAGTGTAGCCTTCTCAATAAAGTTGTCGGTATTTTTGTCTATGGATTTGATTTTGAAATCCGTCATATCCTTTGCTCTTCTTGGCGGAATAAACATACCGCCCAATAGCGACAGAATGATAAAAGATTGTATTTGCTGTAGGTCGTTCATTGTAAGATTTTCTTTCTTATACAAAGCAGTTGCTTCTTTTTTGCTCTCATTCCAAAGTTTCAAAATGTCTTCTTCAGTTGCCCAGTTCTCTTCTTGAGCTGGCGACTTCTCTTGCTTCTTAATCTCTTGGTTGTATTCTCTTACATCGCTCAACATCAAATCTCTGTATTTAGAATTGTTGGTCGCTATTACTAAAGCACTCAAAATGGTCTTGCGTCTATTGGGAGGAATGTCTTTGAGTGAGGCAAGTATCGCTTCATCATCATCAAACTTCTTTGGGTCAATGTCGCCATCTCCAAAGCATTTCTTGTAAAGTGATTTTAAAATACTGCCGTAAGTTGTTAAAGAACTTGCCGACAAACTATCTCGCTTACTTTTAATATAACCCTTTAAATCAAACATATAATATACCGCCATATTAAAAAACTGCTAAACAAACCTAAAACCCAAAAACCCAAAATTCGTATAAAGTTTCAAGACTTTTGCTTATAGGGAAAAACCATCTACCAACTACCGGAATTGCCCAAAGGGTAATAGAACTACAAGTCTTCTT